AAGCCGAATAGTGCATTCAGACCTGGCTCTAGTTCTTTAACTAGTTGTGATCGTGATATTGCCATGTTTTATCTCCTATTCTAGCTATTACGATTGTAACTCAATTAAGTTCGGACATACAACCACAGATGCAAAAGCCACAGTAATATCCTCGTTTTCAGGATCTTCTGCAGATCTTAACAATCTGAAAGATTTGTTGTCGTTACCTGATACACCTTGGTTAAGTGTAGCAGATGATTTACCTGTAGTGTCACTACCAGCTGAAGTGTTCATATCGTAAGTTTCTAAGAAACCTGATTGAGCCACTGCAGCATCCATTGCCACTACATATTGTTGATGAGGGTTATCGAATACAAAAGCGTCGATGTCTTCTGAGTTCGCTGGTGTTATCGCTGTTTTATAAAAATTTGCGAACGTTGGTTTCAACGTATCAGCAGCATTATAAAAGATACCATTTAAAGTACCAATAACAGGAGCCGCAGCTGTCTGTCCATCGATAATGTAACCAGCAGCAGAAGCAACTACACCACCATTGTATATCGTAGTATTATAACCGGCATCGATTTTGTATTTACCCTGACCAGAAGTTGCTGGAGTTGATCCCAGCGTTCCTGCAGCAATTAAACCAAAACCTTGAGCGTTTCTATTTGCCATAGTTGTTTTCCTTTGCTTGTACCTGCCCCGAAGGGCCTCCAGTACGGTTAATAAAAATTCAGTGATTTAAAAAATTACTTTTTCGTACCACCGAAGGTTACACGAGATTGCCTATCAACATTGATTGGCATTCTCTGGTCCTGCTCCTTCATAAGATCGTTGTTTACTGCTTCGCTTTGATCACTATGACGATTAGTCATGTACTCGTGTCTTTGCTGCGCAATCTCTTCGGGTACCTTCGCAAGTAGAAGGCCACCAACCCCAATCACTCCCTTGTATTTGCCGTCATCAACGACTGGATAATCAGATGCATTTTCAACTTCTTCAGCTCTAACTAATTCATAACCTTCTCTAATTCGTCCAGTTATATTTTTAGTGTCTTGAAAGCCAACGCTCTCTGCTCTTATCCATCTATACCTGAATCCATCAGGTGCAGGGGGTGCATCTAGAGAAGATGGTGGAACCCACACTTTTGGTCTTTCAGACTTTGACCGTGTTTGGTTCGCACGAGAAGTGTTTTTATTTTCG